CCAGCCCGACATAGCTGATGAACTTGCCGGTGATGGAGCGGTTACCCAGCAGCGAAAAACCGCCGAGGATGGTGCGGGCGTAGTAGCTCACGCCGTAGCGGTTGAGCAGGTCGCCTTCGGTGGACGTGTCGAGAATGTTGTACTCGACCACGCGGGAAACGTCCTCGGCGAAGGTCACCTGATTACCCGGGCTTTCCCACTGCTTGACCTTGGCCAGTGCAGCGATGGCCAGGGACGACGGCGAAAGAAACACGTTCTTCTTCGCGGCCTTGGAGTACACCGACGGCATGTTGTGTACCAGCAGGCAGCGGTCGAAACCGAGATCGGCACCGCCCAGTTCGCCGCTGTAGGTCACCTGATCGGCAACAGAGGCGTCCTTGCCATCCAGCACCACACGGGCCTTGATGCGCTTGCCGAAGGCGGCGAACTCGCTCGCCACGGCCTTGGTGCCGGTGAAGCCTGGGGCGCCGATGATGGTCAGGTCTTCCGGCACACTGCTCAGGGCCGCCAGGCCAAGTTTGCGCCCGGTGACCGGTTCGTTACCGCCGATCACATGGTTGATCGTGTCAGCCGGGGTGGCGCCCTCCTCCACGATCACCACGTAGACCGGTACCTTGACCACTTTGAGGATCTGGTACACCGCCTGAAACAGCGTGCCCGCCTCACTGCCGGTAGGGTCCAGCAGCGCCTGGGTGGTGAAGCTGTTGATGCGGAACGGGGCATTTTTCGGGATCGACGCGTGGGCATTCGGCGCGGTGCCGACCAGGCCGATCACGTTATCCCCCAGGCCACCCATGGCCTCGGGGGACTCAGTTGCGTTCACAGTGATGCCGTTGTGCTCGAAGTTCAAAACCTCAGCCATGATTATTCAGCCTTCTTGGGGGTGGTATTGAGGACGCTGGTCAGTTCCAAGCGGCCCGCGGTGCGCAGGGCGGATGCTTCGACGTTCAGCAGTTCCAGTTCCTGGCCGGCGGTGGACCAATGGCCGGCGCCGATGGGGAATGGGATGAGGACGGTGTAGGTTTGGCGAGTGGGCATGTGTTGAATTCTCCGGGTGGAAAACACCAAAGCCCCTGCGGGAGGGGCTTTGGGGAGACGAAAAAAAACCGCTTTCGCGGTTGTATATCACTTCAGGAAGGTCGGCCTTTCGGGCCATACCACGGCGAACGGATCACCAACGTCTTGCGGAACATCCCTCAAAAGTCTCCGGTAAGCCGCAACCTGAACACGCTGACTGTCGTCAAGGGGACTGTCCTGAACTTGAGTATGATCTGTGTCGCGCAACAGTTGATCACGACGAACGCGAATACTTGACCACTCCAATAGTTCCAAGCCTTCCTTGCTGAGGATAAGAGATGGAACGGTATCTACAGAGGATTCATTCATTTAAAAAACCACCGTCGACGAGAGAGAGAGCTTAGATTTAATATCACCCAACTTAATTGCGCGATACCGGCCAACCTGCATAGTATCAAGCCGCAAAGATGTGACATAGACATTGGGGATTTTTATACGACATACAGCATTGCCAGCCGCATCCGCGTAAATAGCGGGTTCAAACTTCCCAAAACACGACTGATTGATAACTGCACGCTGTGGAGAGTAAACGTAGCCTGCGAATGTTTCGTCCAGTACCAAAGAGCTACCGTAACTATAACCGCGAATATTCAGCCAAAACATCTGATCATCTGAGTTAATGGAAAATGGCAATTTGAAGTGGACGTATACATTCATTGAGGATCCAAGATCCGTTGCGTCCATCCCGCCCGTCGCCCCGACGTCATAAGGCGCTCCAGTTCCCCAAATAAGCCCCTGAAAAACACTCATCAACAACGTCCCAGGCTCACCAACACCTCCAACAACATCCTTAAGCGCACGAAATTGGTCAAATTCTGCACGAGCCTGATCCATTCGTACGTCGATAGCGCCAATTTTTCCATTCACAGCACTTGTCAGGTTATTGGAGGCCTGAACCAAGTTGGCTATTTGCGTTTCCGTACTCAAAATAGTATCTCCTTTACTTTGCCATTTCAGGCCACCCAGCAACCATATATAAACGATAGCTAAAGAGACCAAACAAACTGTTAATATTTAAAGTTATTTTTTCTCCACTTGCATGATGCGAAAGAGCACTCCAAGATGACGAGCCATATTATCAATATTCGCCGCAGCAACAGCCGCTAATTCATCGGCGATGAGGATATTAAGATTCTCAGTACCTACCACCACTGTCACGCTTTGTGCCGGCAACGGCGAAACATCCAACGTGAACTTCTGCAGCACCCGAGCCGCCGCCGCTTTATACGTCAGCAACTTCCCAGCTACCGAATACACCGCCAACAACGTCCCACTGGCGAGGTAAAAACCGAACTCACCAATCTCATACTCGCCATCGCCATCGAACAGCGCGGCCATCCTGAGTTGGCGCTCGCCCAAGTCCTCGTAATCCACAATCGCCACCCGCTGGCGCTCGTCACGCAAGGCCACTTCCGTGCCGTCTGGGTTGTAGCGGCCGGTGCCGGCGCCGATGTGGGTGATTTCGCCTTTCAAGCCCTGGTTCTTTGCCTGCAGCACTTCATCCAAACCCTTGGAGGTGAAGCGCACCAGGCGCGTAATGTCATCTGTCATGGCTGCGCCCTGAGGTCGTAGTCGTTAATGGTGTAGTGCCGGGCAACGCCGGCACTGTTAAGTCGAGCGCCCAAGGCAAGTTCGGGTAACGCGCCTTGCAGGCTTAACTCGCTGTCGTTAAACGGGGCGTGGACAATCGCGGTCAGGCCAAGGCGTGCTTGCGTCTGGTGAACCACGGTAATCGTCGCCTGGTCGCGCTCGCTCTTCGCGGCGTTGATACGGCGGATCAATCGGTTATGGTCACCGCTGGACCAACTGCGCCCGATGATCGCCTGCACATCGAAGGTGTAAGGCACGCCCTGCGGCCGCTGTTGATACCAGGCGCTGATGTTGGGGCTGAAACCCAGCGACTCCACCGCATAACTCAAAGCCTTGGGCGTGCCGGCCTGGCGCTGGATCTGCCAGGACAAGCCCACGGTGAGGCGCTTTTCCGTTTCGCTGGCATCCGCGTCCCATTCGCTGACGCCTCGGTCGGCGGCCAGGTAAGGAAGGAATTCGGAGGGTGTTTGCAGCGGGTTCATCAAGGCCGGAAACGGCGGCATGATCCGCTCGAGCAACCTGCCAAACCCCAGGTCCAACGCTTTTTCCAGCGGTGAGCTATTGGCGGGCAACAGACTCGGTTTGGGCTCACTCATAGCGTGCGTACCTCCACCTCGACACCCGTGCAATACGGCGCCTGGAACGCCGAGCAGACAATCGGTGCCAGCGGTTCGAGGATTTGCAGCTGCGCCGCTCCGGCGCTGTGGATGGCGTAGTCGATCCAGCTCGGGTCGACGCGCCCTTCCAGGCGGTGACAGGATTCGGCGTAGGTTTGCAGCAAGCGTTGCGCGGCCACTTGGGTCAGGCCCGAGTCCGGGCCGGCGTTGATCTTGGCCACCACGCGAATCTTGTAGCGTTGGATCTGCGCACTTTGGACAGTGACGAGATCAGTTTCCGGCCGTACATCGGGGCGTGCGAAATGTCTGCGCACGCCGTCAAGCAAATCGGCGGAAGCGCTTCCATCGCCGTCCCTGGACAGCACCGTCACCATCACCTCACCGGGGGCGGTGCGTCGGCCGCTGCCATCCTTGACCTGAGCTGCGTAGCCATCCGGGTCGAAGGTATAGGTGACCGTGACCACACCCGGTGTCGCGCTTTCTACATTGACCGCAGGTCGTTCGCCGAGGGTGAACACCTCGCGGCGATACTGCATGCGAGAACCCGCCGCCGGCGCGTGGGGCGCCAAGTAATAGCGCAAGCGTGCGTCGTCGTCGCTTTCCAATGTCGGCGGCACCGGCGGGAAGGCCGCCGGGTCGCCGGGGTCCAGCACCTGGCGCTCCAGGCCCATATCGGCCAGGCGTGCGTCGAGGTTACTGCCGGTGGCCCACCACGCCAGCATCTGCTTGATGCGTGCGTTGTACTGGCGTTCGTGGGTTTGCAGACGCACGCAAAACGCTTCCAGGGCCAGGCTCAGCAGTTCGCTTTCGTTATCGAGGCTGACCTTGAGTTTGGCGGCACTTTGTGGCGCGCGGGCGGCGACGTAGTCGATGACGAACGCCTTGAATTGCGCCAGCAACGGCTCGAACGCGTCGACGGCAATGATAGCCGGCTCCGCCAGTTGGTTCTGGCCAGGGATCAGCATGCTCATGTCATGACCTCGAAGGATTGTTGGCGGTTTTTCCACGTGCCGGCAAACCGCAGCAACAGACCGGCGCCCTGGCGACTGGCGACGATGACCTGGGGTTGAAAGTCGGCGATGCCGTTCTCGACGTTGTAGAACGCTTTGGCGGCGTGGCTTTGGGCGAGGATCAAGAGGTCGTCGCCGAGGTTCTGCCCGAGCAGTTGGGGGATCAGCGAGCCGTACAACGGGCGCTTCTGGCGAGTGCCCACGGGGGTGGTCAGCGCTCGGGTGGCACGCTGTACGAATTGCAGCCAGTCATCGACCGCTGCCCCGGTATTCCTATCGATTCCGATCATGGAAAATCCTTATGCGGTGCTGATCACGCGGCCTTGGTGATCCACCAGCGGACCGCTCAAATGCACGCCGCCGGCATCCAGCAGCACACCGACGGCGCCGAGTTGCAAGGTGATGTGCTTGGCGCTCATCTGCAGCGTGGCAGCGCCGACCTTCGCCTCGATCTGTTCGCGGGAACCGCTGAACACGGTGGGCCCGTTGGTCCAGTTGAATGTGTGGCTGGCGTCGTCATAGTCACTTTGCGTTCCGTCCTGGTGGCGGCGCCGGGTCAACGATGCAACGCTGGAGACCGGCGGAAACAGGCTACTGTTGAGGCCGAAAAGCGCTACCGACTGCGCAGCGCCTTCCCCACCGCCATAGTTGAGCAACAAACATTGCTCGCCCACTGACGGGATGCGCGTTTCGGTCTGCGCCCCCGCGCTGGGGTTGAAAAAACCAATCGCCGGGGTCAGCAAGTCGCCGTGGCTGACGATGCAGGTATTGCTGGCGGCGTCGACCTGCTGGCATATGCCGATCCGACAAAAGCTTTCAGCGCGTCGGTACAGGTCTTCGAGCTGGGCCTCCATTTCCGCCAGGCGCTCGACGATCGGTCCCAGTTGCATGCGTAACAAAGCATCGAACATGGACTACTCCTGCAAGGGTCGGTATTGGTCAGGATCGTCGATATTCGAGACTTCCCACGTGCAGGCAAACAGCGGTTTTCCGGTGGGGTCTTCGAGTATCGGCGAGCCGAGGTAGATGTTTTGGGTGAAGGACACTGTCCAACTGTCGTAGTCGGTTTCGGCACTGCCCTGTAGGGTCGGCGCCGCGACGATGGCGCTTGGCAGGTCACACTGGTCCGACGGCAGGCCCCAGCGATTATCGAGGGCCAAATCCATCAATTGACTGGCCAGGTCGCAGGCGTCGTAAGGCGCCGAACCACTGACAACCCTGGCCATGAGTGACACCGACAGTGCATGGGCCTTACGTCCTTCAAGGGATCGAACGCCGGGGCCGTTGCGTTCCACGGTAATCAGCACGCCGGTTTTATCCCCGGTGCCCTGGAAGTCCTGGTGGTTGCCCACACGTAATTGTGGGAAGGCGCCCTTGAGCGCTTCGCCAATTGCGATGGGCAGTTGGGAAGGTTTTTCGATAGATGTCATCAGGCGCGTCCTTGCAGCGGTTACTGCTGATCCGGGCGGGAGGGCGGGGCCTCGTCGACGCCAATGCGCTTGGCCGCCCAACGTTCATAAAGGCCAATGGCGACGTCTGCACCGGCCATGGCTGTCAGGCAGCCGAGGGCGCCGGCGGTCCAGATCGACATGCCGGCGGCGTACAACAGCATCAACGCCGAGACCCCGCAGACCATGCACGCCCCAGACCGCAACGCGAGGCGCCGGATCAGCGACCAACCACGGGCGCCCTCCTTGTCGGCGCGCCACATTTCGCCAGAAACTCCGCCGATCAGCGCCAGTACGATCACCAGCCAGATAGGCATTTCCGCTAACGCTTGCTGCTCGTTTGTCATGTCACGCCTCCTGGCTGAGCAATGCCGGCAAAATGCCGGCGTTTGGGTAAATCCATTTATAGGTAGGCATTCCAAAAAGCCCGGTTGCCCGGGCTTTTCAGTAATGCGGTCCTGTGCCCAGCCTCACCCATACGATCCTCTTGTGAGGAGTGGCTGTTGTTGAGCGGCAACGCCGCATGGCGACAAAAGACGCCTTCAAAAGGGTCAGTATGGGTGAGGCTGGGTACTCGATCTTTCGGCGCTACTGGCGCGGTACGGATCTTTCCTCAATGTTTTTCCGACCACGATCCCTGTCTGCCGGATAACTGCTTCTGGTGCTTTACGCTGCACACCCGGGTCAGTTGCCAACCCTCTGAACCGTCAAGGCCGGTTCATCGCTGCCTGTTCTTGTAAAACGGTGAAACTAAAGAGCGTCGGCATCCTTGCCGGTGTTACCTGGCATCCCTGCCATCGCTTCGATGGCGTCCGTGCCGATGTTGCGTGCCTTCCTTGTCGTTCCTGGCAGCATCCTTGCCGCCTCCACCGAGCCTTGTTGGCCGGCTTGAGACAAAGAATATGCATGTATGCATATACAGTCAATGCACAAATGCATTTATTTTTACCAAACAAATGCACTGATGCATTGGAAGCCTTGCTGGCAAAGGGTTTGATGCCTTTCTACAGACGAAAAAAAGCCCGCTGATTGGCGGGCTTCGTCTTACGCAAGAAGGTTAACGGGCGTACATGCCCCACCAGAAGACATGACCCAGGATGCTGATCTGTTCATCCTGGATGTCCTGGAAGCTGTAGTCTTCGTCCGGGTGTTCATCGCGGTTGAAACTGCGCAGGCGAATCCCGGAAGGCAGACGATAGAGCTGTTTGACCCGCAACTGACCATTGTGATTGATGGCGTACAAGTCGCCATCGACGATGTCGCCAATCGCACTCTTGCCCGCATTCACCCCCACCGTCGCGCCATCACGCAGCACCGGTAACATGCTGTTGCCGCGCACCGTCACACACTTGGCCTGGTCGAACTGCACACCGTTATGCCGCAGGCTGCGCTTGCCGAACCGCAGGCTGGCCTTCTCGCTTTCCTCGATGACGAATCTTCCTGATCCAGCAGCCAATTCAACCTCACGCAGAAAGGGGATCGACACCTCGTCGTCATTCACGGGGGTGTCGTCATCCCACAGGCTTATGTCCTTGAGTTCCGAATGCATCGGGTCGCGCCCTTCATCCCGCGAAACGCCCACCGCCGCGCGCCCGCGCAGTTGGTCGGTGCTGACGCGGAAGTACTCGGCAATGCGCGAAATATGCTTGTCCGAGGGGTCAACGATCTTGCCGCTGAGGATCCGGGACAGCGTGGATTGAGGCACACCGGTACGCCGGTGAAGCTCCGTGGGGGAGATCCGGTCGCGGTCCAGCAATTCTCTTAAGACGATAGAAACGTTGCGTTTTTGCATAAAGCGGATAGTGACGACAGATTTGAAGCTTGGCAAATGCTAATTTGCATTGACCATGCATTTTTTATGCACTCACCGTGTCTTTTGAGCAGGCCTGCGAAGGGTCGACCTCGCGTGTTAACCTTGCCGCCATCGCAAAATCAGCCGGGCCAAGTGCCCCCTTTGCCACTCCTTTTAACGAATTCGCTAATTATCTGATGAGTAAAACCACTTCCGATCTGTCCTCCCACACCCCAATGATGCAGCAGTACTGGCGCCTGAAAAACCAGCACCCTGATCAGTTGATGTTCTATCGCATGGGCGATTTCTACGAGATCTTCTACGAAGACGCGAAGAAAGCCGCCAAGTTGCTGGACATCACCCTGACCGCGCGTGGGCAGTCGGCGGGGCAGTCGATTCCGATGTGTGGGATTCCTTACCATTCGTTGGAAGGCTACCTCGTCAAGCTGGTGAAGCTGGGCGAGTCGGTGGTGATCTGCGAGCAGATCGGCGACCCGGCCACCAGCAAAGGGCCGGTTGAGCGTCAGGTGGTGCGTATTATTACGCCGGGGACGGTGAGTGATGAGGCGCTGCTCGATGAGCGTCGCGATAACCTGATAGCTGCGGTGCTCGGCGACGAGCGCTTGTTCGGTCTGGCGGTGCTGGATATCACCAGCGGCAACTTCAGCGTGATGGAGACCAAAGGCTGGGAGAACCTGCTGGCGGAGCTGGAGCGTATCAATCCGGTGGAGCTGATGATCCCGGATGATTGGCCAAAGGACCTGCCGGCGGAACGTCGTCGTGGGACCAAGCGTCGCGCGCCGTGGGATTTCGAGCGTGATTCGGCGCTGAAAAGTCTGTGCCAGCAGTTCGCCGTGCAGGACCTCAAGGGCTTCGGTTGCGAAACCCTGACCCTGGCCATCGGCGCCGCCGGTTGCCTGCTCAGCTACGCCAAGGAAACCCAGCGCACCGCCCTGCCGCACTTGCGCAGCCTGCGCCATGAGCGCCTGGACGATACCGTGGTGCTCGACGGCGCCAGCCGTCGCAACCTGGAGCTGGACACCAACCTGGCGGGCGGGCGCGACAACACGCTGCAATCGGTGGTCGACCGTTGCCAGACCGCCATGGGCAGCCGCTTGCTGACGCGCTGGCTGAACCGTCCGCTGCGCGACCTGACGGTGCTGCAAGCGCGGCAGACGTCGATTACCTGCCTGCTCGACGGCTATCGCTTCGAAAAGCTGCAGCCGCAGTTGAAAGAAATCGGCGATATCGAGCGCATCCTCGCGCGGATCGGCCTGCGCAACGCACGCCCGCGCGACCTGGCGCGCCTGCGCGATGCCCTCGGCGCCCTGCCGCAGTTGCAAGCGGCGATGACCGAACTGGACACGCCGCACCTGCAACAGCTGGCCGTCACCACTGGCACCTACCCGGACCTCGCGGCCCTGCTGGAAAAAGCCATTATCGACAACCCGCCGGCGATCATCCGCGACGGCGGCGTACTCAAGACCGGTTACGACAGCGAACTGGATGAACTGCAGTCCCTGAGCGAAAACGCCGGGCAGTTCCTGATCGACCTGGAAGCCCGCGAAAAAGCCCGCACCGGCCTGGCCAACCTGAAGGTCGGCTACAACCGTGTGCATGGCTACTTCATCGAGTTGCCGAGCAAGCAGGCCGAGCAGGCGCCCATCGACTATCAACGTCGTCAAACCCTTAAAGGTGCCGAACGCTTCATCACCCCCGAGCTGAAAGCGTTCGAAGATAAAGCGCTGTCGGCCAAGAGCCGGGCCTTGGCGCGGGAAAAGATGCTGTATGAAGCGTTGCTCGAAGACTTGATCAGCCGCCTCGCGCCACTGCAAGACACCGCCGCCGCCCTGGCCGAGCTGGATGTGCTGAGCAACCTGGCCGAGCGTGCGCTGAACCTTGACTTGAACTGCCCGCGGTTTGTCAGCGAACCCTGCATGCGTATCGTGCAGGGGCGCCACCCGGTGGTGGAGCAGGTATTGACCACGCCGTTTGTCGCTAACGATCTGTCGCTGGATGACGAAACCCGCATGCTGGTGATCACCGGTCCGAATATGGGCGGTAAATCCACCTACATGCGCCAGACCGCATTGATCGTGTTGCTCGCGCATATCGGCAGCTTTGTGCCAGCGGCCAGTTGCGAGCTGTCCCTGGTGGACCGCATCTTCACGCGGATCGGTTCCAGCGATGACCTCGCCGGCGGCCGCTCGACCTTTATGGTGGAGATGAGCGAAACCGCGAACATCCTGCACAACGCCACCGAGCGCAGCCTGGTGCTGATGGACGAAGTCGGTCGCGGCACCAGCACGTTCGACGGCCTGTCCCTGGCCTGGGCGGCGGCCGAGCGCCTGGCGCACCTGCGCGCCTATACGCTGTTCGCCACCCACTACTTCGAACTGACCGTGCTGCCGGAAAGCGAGCCGCTGGTGGCCAACGTGCATCTCAATGCCACCGAGCACAACGAACGTATCGTGTTCCTGCACCATGTGCTGCCAGGGCCGGCCAGCCAGAGTTACGGCCTGGCCGTGGCGCAGTTGGCCGGTGTGCCGAACGACGTGATCAGCCGCGCCCGCGAGCACCTCAGCCGCCTGGAAGCCACCGCCCTGCCCCACGACACCGTGGTCGCCAGCCCGAAGAAGAGCAACAGCAAATCCAACGCGCCACACCAGAGCGATATGTTTGCCAGCCTGCCCCATCCGGTGCTGGATGAATTGGCAAAACTTGACCTGGACGACTTGACACCGCGAAAAGCGCTGGAAATGCTCTATACACTGAAGACACAGATCTAACGCAGACGCTTGCAAGCTGATATTATCTCGCGCGGTTTGGGATGCTGCGGGCTTTTAGCCTGGCTCGCAGATTATCGCTCTCAAACCTCGCGGGCCCCACCATAAGGGGTTTCGCTGCCGCCGCCTGAGGAGAAAATTAGAAATGACCTTCGTCGTCACCGACAACTGCATCAAGTGCAAATACACCGACTGTGTGGAAGTCTGTCCGGTGGACTGCTTCTACGAAGGCCCGAATTTCCTGGTGATCCACCCGGATGAGTGCATTGACTGCGCCCTGTGTGAACCTGAATGCCCGGCCGTCGCTATTTTCTCCGAGGACGAGGTCCCGGAAGATATGCAGGAATTTATCCAGTTGAACGTCGAACTGGCGGAAATCTGGCCGAACATCACGGAGAAGAAAGAGTCGCTGCCGGATGCCGAAGAGTGGGATGGCGTAAAAGGCAAGATCAAAGATCTCGAGCGCTGACAGCGCCGCAGCCCAACAAAAAAGGCCCCTTGCGGGCCTTTTTTGCGTTCAGGGGCAGGCATTTCACTTTTCTGCAGGCGAAAAAAGGGGCGGTATGACCCGCCCACATTTTTTCCCTAGTCCCTGTATTCCTTTTTCATCATCCTGATGAATCGCATCCTGCGACGTTCCTTCAAACCATCGTTCCTTGATGGCTGTGTCAATCCGTGGACACAGGACTGATAGTAACCAGTTCCCAGGGAAGTACAACGCAACCCAACCCGCCGCCTGCCGAGCTTTCGCTCTCGCGAGCCAATAAATAATTGTTATATTTCAATTGATTAGAAATATGGCCAGACAATTCGCGACGTCCAGGAACGCAAAAAAAACCAAACACTTACGCGAGAGTAAGCAAATGCTTACACGAGCAACTGCGTAAGAGCCTGACAAGCGATACCTGGCCGTTCGGCGGACAAGAAAAAGCCCCGACAATAGCGGGGCTTGTTTCCTACGAATGACTCAGTCGTCGCTGACTGTAATCGTCGGCATGGCCGGTGAAGCCGCTTCTTGCAGGACAATCCGCGCGCCCACGTGACGCGCCAGTTCCTGATAAACCATGGCGATCTGGCCATCAGGCTCGGCCGCCACTGTCGGTTTGCCACCATCGGCCTGTTCGCGAATCACCATCGCCAGCGGCAGCGAGGCCAGCAGTTCGACACCGTACTGGGTCGCCAACTTCTCGCCGCCCCCCTCACCAAACAGATGCTCGGCATGGCCACAGTTGGAGCAGATGTGAACCGCCATGTTTTCCACGACGCCCAGCACCGGGATGTTGACCTTGCGGAACATTTCCACGCCTTTCTTCGCGTCCAGCAACGCCAGGTCCTGCGGCGTGGTCACGATCACCGCACCGGCCACCGGGACTTTTTGCGCCAGGGTCAGCTGGATGTCACCGGTGCCTGGCGGCATGTCGATCACCAGGTAGTCCAAATCGCCCCAGGCGGTCTGGGTCACCAGTTGCAGCAAAGCGCCGGAAACCATCGGCCCGCGCCACACCATCGGCGTGTTGTCGTCGGTCAGGAACGCCATGGACATCACTTCCACGCCCAGCGACTCGATGGGCACGAACCACTTCTGGTCCTTGATTTTCGGGCGGGCGCCCTCGGCAATACCGAACATCACGCCCTGGCTCGGGCCGTAGATATCCGCGTCGAGAATCCCCACGCGGGCGCCTTCGCGCGCCAGCGCCAGCGCCAGGTTGGCCGCCGTGGTGGATTTGCCCACGCCGCCCTTGCCGGAGGCCACGGCCACCACATTCTTCACGTTGGCCAGGCCGGGGATCTGCGCCTGGGCCTTGTGCGGCGCGATCACGCACTGAATGTCGACCTTGGCGGAACGCACGCCGTCGAGGCCTTCGATGGCCATTTGCAGCATCTGCGCCCAGCCGCTCTTGAACAGACCGGCGGCATAGCCCAGCTCCATCCGGACCGACACCTGGTCGCCCTGGATCTCGATGGCGCGGACACAACCGGCACTGACCGGATCCTGGTTCAAATAGGGGTCGGTGTACTGGCGAAGAACGGCTTCCACCGCTGCGCGATTAACGGCGCTCATGGGCTACTCCCGAAAAAGACTGACTGAAACAGGCGGCTATCCTAACCGTTCCAGCGGCTTAACGGCATGCTTTCGCAGGTTGGGAAGATGCTGAAACAGCGCCACGGGGTGAAATATATTTGCCGGCGCTTTATA